CTTCTCCTTTGGCTTTTTCTTTTATTATACCATTTGAGGGCTTTTTGTGCAACTTTTTCTTTTCAGATACACTCTAGTCAATTCTTCAATGCCAGTATATGAGAAAAAGGCTGATAAGTTTTTCTCATATGGTTGGAATGCAAGCAAAGATAAATACGGAACGTTTTATCACGAAATTGGTCATTCAGTTTGGGAAGATTTATCAAGTAATACCAAATCCAAAATCAATGATATTTACAAACGTACAAGCCATTCAGCATATACAAACTGGATGAATGCCGGAGGTTCACGTTCTGGGAAAAGCCAAGCTGAATTTTTTGGTAAATCTTTGTCAAGATATGGTGCGACAAATGTAAAAGAATTTTTTAGCGAGAGTTTTTCACAGATAATGTCAGGAAGAATGCGACCTGTATCAAGGGAAGTTAATCATATATTAATGAAAGACTATGCTTCACGTTAATTTTATTGACAGCCGTGAACTGAGGTGATATGATGGGCGGGAGAGGTGCTTCCAGTGGGGTGAGCGATAAAGGCAAGCCTTACGGAAGTGAATACACAACACTTTATCAAAGCGGAAATATCAAATTTATACAATCAAATTCAGGCAATGCAACTGCTCCATTTGAAACTATGACCAAAGGACGTGTTTATGTTACAGTGAGCAACAGCGGCGAACCTAAATATATTACGTATCACGATAAACACAATGGACGATTTAAGCAGATTGATATATCGGGACCGTCACATAAAGTTAAGCAAAAAGGTAAAATAATTACCCTAAAAACACCTCATACTCATAAGGGATATATTCACGGTGAAAAAGGTACTTTTATCTTATCACAAAAAGAAAGCAAAATGGTTGACAGAGTTCTTAAAATATGTCATAATAGAGATATCAAGAAGTAGTTTAAGAGTGAAAACAGGCAGGGCTGAAACTGTCGCTCCGAGCGAATGGCGAAAATGCTTATTTTGACGATAAGCTAACAGAGCCGTTTCAGTACACCTATGACGGTTGAAATCCGTCCGCTTGTTACCGTCTGAGAGATCAGGCGGTTTTTTTATGCCTTTTTTAGACAGGGAGTGATGAAAAATGATGATAGAAAAAATGCGGCAGGCGTTTCCGGAGGAAGAATTTCCCGGGGATAACGGCTTTTACAGCGGCTATATGGACAGGTGGCAAGACATTTACGAGGGTCGCCCCAAATGGCGTGAGGTGAAGCGTGCGGGGCTGAACAGGGGCACTGTGCGGCAGATGAATATGCTGAACACGGCAAAGATACTGTGTGACGAGTTTTCTCACAAGTGCTTTGCGGAGCAGGTGGACATAACCTGCGGCTCGGAGGTTTATGACACATTCATTCGTGATTTTTTATGCCGTGAAGGGTTCTGGAAGAACATTCCCCGACTGCTTTCGGCGGCGTTTGCTCAGGGCGGCTGTGTTCTGAGGGAATACATAGAACGGGGCAGGGTGCGGCTGTCATTTGTTGAGGGGCGGCAGTTTTATCCGCTGAAATGGGACAACAGGGACATTACCGAGGGCATTTTCGGCACGGTATCAGCCAAGGGCAAATATTATTACACGTTATTTGAGAAGCATTCCGTCAAGGATGATGATATCCTTGTAGAATGCTTTTTGTTTAAGTCCTCCGACCCAAATGCTCCGGGTGACAGAGTGCCGCTGTCGGTGCTTTATCCCGATATGGGAGACACGTTCACATATGCTATGGACACGCCCCTGTTTCAGTATTTCAAGACCGATTTTCCAAGCAACATTCCCATGGAGCTGCCCCTCGGCATAAGCTGCTTTGCAAACTGCGAGGACACGCTCAAAGCCCTTGATGTGGCGTTTGACAGCTTTGCCCGTGAGTTTGTTCTCGGAAAGAAGAGAATAATCGTGCCAAGCTCCTGCATTCGTACTGTGGTCAATCCCGAAACGGGTAAGACAGAGCGGTATTTTGACGCTGATGACGAGGTTTATCAGGCACTGAAATGCGATGAGGACAAGGACCTGAAAATCACCGACAACACTGTGGAGCTGAGAATTTCAGAACACGTGGACGGCATAAATGCGCTGCTGAATATTCTGTGCTTTCAGGTGGGGCTTTCTCCCGGCTCGCTGTCATTCGACAAGGCGGGCGGAGTTAAGACTGCGACCGAGGTGGTTTCCGAGGAAAACAAGACGGCTGTTACGATACGCTGTCAGAAAAATCTCCTCGTTGAGTTCATTGAGGAAATGTGCAGGGCTGTGCTCAGGCTTGCGATGATCACGGGTGAAGTTCCGAACGGTGATCTTGAGGTCACTGTGGCGTTTAAGGACAGCGTTGTTATTGATGACAACACGCTTATCGCAAACAACATCAGTCTTGTAACGGCGGGGCTAAAGTCAAAGATTTCTGCCATTATGGAGGTTATGAAGTGTGATGAAGAGGCGGCAAGGCGGGAGCTTGAGAGGATAAATGCCGAGAGTGCTGTTCTCGGAGTTTCGGACGGTGAGGGCTTCGCACCTCTCGGCAGTGATAATGCTGATGATGCGACGGGCACTGACGACATCATTGACAGTGCCGAAGAAGCCGCAGGCAAGACCCTGAACGGTGCACAGACACAGAGCCTTATTGCTGTTATGGCGCAGTATCAGTCGGGTGCTCTGAGCCTGGGACAGGCTATAAACGTCATTTCCGTAGCTATCGGTGTTTCCAAGGAAGAGGCAAAGAAAATTCTTGAAGGTGCTGAATAATGACAAGGGAACAGTATGACGAGCTGTCTGCTCCGCTTGTGCGGGTGCTCCTGGACATGGAGGACGATATCCTGCGGGAAATTGCGGCGCAGCTTTCACGGGACGGAGATATTTCCGACACGTCCAAATGGCGGATAAGGCAGCTTGCAAGGGCAGGACGCTTTGACAAGCGGGCGGCGGCTATCATTGCGGGATATTCCGAGGTCGAGGACGGTCAGGCTATGGGCGCTGTTCTGACGGCGGCTGAGACTGAGATAGGATATCTTGACAATGCGGTGCAGGCGGCGAATGCTGCGGGGCTGTCGGAATATTTCTCGGACATTCCTGCGGAAACCTCAGCCATGAATGCGGCCAAGGCTTTCCAACGGCAGGCGGCGAGTGGCCTTAATCTTGTAAACACGGTCATGGGGTACAAGGCAAAATCGGCGTATGTGAATGCGGTCAATGCCATTTATCGTGACACTGCCGAGGGCAGACAGGGCGCTCTTGACATTATGGGCAAGGGTGCGGCAAAGTCTGTATCGGGGCAGATGTCATTGCAGGAAGCAACAAGGAAAACCATACGGGAGCTTGCTCAAAAGGGCATTCCCGCTTTCGTTGACAAGCGTGGGCGTGAATGGTCTCCCGAGGCTTATGTTATGATGGATATGCGGTCAACGCTGGGAAACACGGCGAGGGCTGCGCAGGACGCACGATGCGACCAGTACGGGATAAATCTTATCGAGGTCTCCTCACACATGGGCGCACGTCCCTTGTGTGCGGCCTATCAGGGCAGGATATTCAGCCGTGACGATTCAAAGGGTGTGACCACAGACGGAGCAGGCGGCAAGATATATTACACTCCCCTTTCGGAAACGAGCTACGGTCAGCCTGCGGGACTTTTCGGCATAAACTGCGGGCACGTTCAATATCCGTTCGTTCCTGGCATCAACTTTCAGAGATATTTCCCCTATCCAAAAGAGGAAAATGACAGGCGGTATATGCAGTTTCAGCAGCAGAGAGCTATGGAACGGGGCATCAGAGCCGCCAAGCGTGAATGTATGATGTTACAGGAAACAGGCGACACTGAGGGCTTGCAGAAAGCTTCTTTACGGCTTCGCAATCAGAGGGAGAAATACAGGGCTTACTGCAAGGAGACGGGGCTTAAACAGCACAATGACCGCACTCAGGTTTATGGGTATGACAGGAGCAAGTCGAGCAAGACGGTTTGGGCGGAGAGGAAGGCAAGCAAAAACAGCGGTGCTACTCACGTTACTCCTTTTACTCCTTCGGGCGGTCAGGCGGATATTGTCAATGTTCCTGCGAAGTCTATACATCAGCAAATTCATCAGGCACCTGTTACAAAGCCGACTTTTAACAACGCTGAATCAATTGAAGAAGCAAAGGCATATGCAAGATCAATTGGTGTTGAACACCCTGATTATTCCAAATTCACACTTGAACGAGCAAATAATATGAATATGGCGCTCAGCACATTGCCTGACGATTCAATGCCGTATGTTGTAACCGATTTGCAGAAATATACATCTGTGACAGGTGCACCGCTTGGGAAAGCACAAAAGAGCGGCTATGCCTGCACTGTTACGCCGTATGAAATTGACCTTCAAAGAGCAGGTATTGCTGATATACCAAGGACTATAGGAAGTGGTAATACTATTGTTGCTGTAAACACCAGAAATTATAAGACGATTGACAGTATTACAGAATCAAAGGCAAAATCTGAGGAGCTTGTTGTTTCAAGAAATCTCGGAAAGTCTTATCATTTTAACAAAGACGGCAAAGCTACCGATTTTCACGAATGCGGTCATGTTTATGCAACAAAGCACGATATTCCTACGGGATTTTCTGCTGATGCTGACCACTGGTATAAAGAAACGGGCTGTATGATACTCCAAACTACAAGTGAAGCTTGGTCAGAAGCATATGCGGCTTACTATACTCACGCAGATGATTTACCGCCATACATCAGGCGATATTTTGATAAAGGTGAATGGAAAGACGGGTCAGGGTCAAAGGTACTTTCACTTGATGAATGGTATCAAAAATTGCTTGACAATGGCAGCAAAAGTGGTATAATAAATACAGGTGCAATAAGCGGAGCGTTGAATCCTTACAGCAAGGAAGCTGAAAAGCACGCTGTTCAATATTATGAATCTGTTCGCCATATGAAAACAGATACGCAGAAGATATCTGCGGCAACAGGAATAAGCCGTGATAAAATTGACAAAATAAAAAATCACGTTTTTATCACCGAACACGACCTCTTGACAGGGCATAAGCGATTTGACCCCTCTTATGATATGGCTCAGTCTTGGCAGCGGCTTATAAACGGCGATTTCAAGGAACAGGATATCGTTTTACTGAAACACGAATATGCCGAACTCCGCTATATGGAAAAAGGGTATTCTCAAAATGAAGCCCACATCTTGGCTTCAAAGAAATATAATTACGCAAAATATTGCGAATAAGGAGGTGCTTATATGGTAAGCCTTTTGAATATTGTTTTTGACGGGAACAGCATTTCCTGCGACTATATTCCTGAAAACAGCAGTGATGCCGGAAAAGTAACTGTTGATGCCCAAACACGAGAGGTCACAAACGTTGAGTTTTCCAAATATGAGCACGGCAAGAAAATGTATGTGGCTCACGTGCGTTCAAAGCTTTCAGAGCTTTTGGATTTAGGCCAACCTATTCCCAAGGAAGCAACAGCAATATGGTTTTAATCACCTTACACAAGTAGGGTGATTTTTTATACTCACACAAGCGTGTATGCTTACGACATTTTTGTCGGTAACATATGCGCTGTTTTTATGTGATAGATTTACAATATAAGTGCAACAGCCGAAAAAAATAATGACACATAAAGCAACTCGTGTTATAATGGGAGTAACCACACAACCACAAACAGGAGGAGCAATATGTGTCATTACACTCATTTTAGCACAGAAGAACGGGAGTTGTCAAGAGTTTTGAAAGCCCAAGGGTTAAGCATTCGGGCAATTGCCCGAATGCTTGACCGATCGCCGTCGTCAGTGAGCCGGGAGTTCCGAAGAAATAGCTATTCAAATGGTACATATGCGGCACATCACGCAGACAAGCTTTATCAAAAACGTCGGAAAAACTGCGGCAGAAAGCCAAAACTCAAAGCCGGTGCTGCTCGTGATTATGTGCTTGAAAAAATGGCTTTGCGGTGGTCTCCTGAACAGATAGCCGGACGAGCCAAGCGTGACAAGGAATCATTCTGCATATCATTTCCAACGATTTATCGTGCAATTGATAACGGCATTTTACCGCCGCATCTAAAGAAAATCATGCGTTTCAAATGGAAGCATAAGAAATGCAAGGGACGGGACAAGAGGGGTAAAATTCCTGATACCACACCAATCAGCGAACGTCCCGCAGGTGCTGAAAATCGCTCACGATATGGTCATTGGGAAAGTGATACCGTTCTCGGTATGCGTAAAACAGGCTGTTTCGGAACTCATGTTGAACGCAAATCGGGTTATCTGATTGCCTTCAGAATTGATGACAGGCAGGATAATGCTTTTAATACTGCCACAATTAAGGCGTTTTCATCTGTTCCCGATAAGCTCAAGAAGAGCTTTACTGTGGATAACGGCAAGGAATTTGCTGAACATAAAGAATTGACTGATGCAACCGGAATGAAGGTTTATTTCTGTGACCCTTATTCACCTTGGCAGCGGGGCACGAACGAAAACACTAATGGTCTGCTTCGTCAATTCTTTCCCAAAGGAACTTCCTTTGCCAACATTTCCCATGATGATTTACAGCATATTGTTGATCTCATCAATAATCGTCCCCGTAAACGCCTTGGTTTTCGTACTCCCCTCGAAGTGCTTTATAAATTTTTTCGTTGATTTTGTTGCACTTGACTTGACAATCTATCATCAAAATGAAAGGATATGATGTTATGAACGAAACAACAGCAAGACCTATGGAGCTGACAGACACAGCCGAGCTTATGGCAAGTACCGATTACAAAGACAGGTTCAAAGCCGAGTACGGACAGGTTGCGATACGCTGCGAAAAGCTCAAAGCAATGCTTGAAAAATGGGATAAGGAAGAGCTAAACTTCACGCCTACGTGTCCCAGATCACTGTATGAGTTTCAGGTGAGGACGATGGAAGATTATATCGCTATATTGCAGGCAAGAGCAGTAATTGAGGGCGTTGTACTGTAATTTCTAAGCAATATCAGTCAACAAAACATAACCCCTCGCAATCGAGGGGTTAAACAGTAAATCAGCAGCTTTACGGCTGCTTTTTTTATGCCCTAAACGTACTTACGGCGTTAAACTGAGGACGGAAAAAACAAGCCGACAGGCTATAAACGGAGGTAATCATAATGGCAGAAACAAACACAACCGTAACCGAAACCAACAAGGCTGAAAATGGCTCCACGGGAGCCTACGGAGGTGATCCCACACAGGCTGTAAAGGGCGGAGCAAATCTCCCTGAAAAGGCTGTATCTACGTCTGAGCCTGAGCAGACGGCAAAAACATTTACCCAGGCAGAGCTTGACGCAATAGTCAAGCAGAGACTTGAAAGGCAGGCAAAGGGACAGCCCTCAAAGGAAGAGATGGAAGCGTTCCGAAAGTGGCAGGACAGTCAGAAAACTGCCGAACAGCTTTCACAGGAAAAGATATCCGCTGCAGAAAATGGCAGGGCGGACGCCGAGAAGAAGCTTACCCTGCACAACACTGACCGCATCAGCACAGCAGCCAACACAACGCCCGCTGAGCAGTACACACGTGCCACAGTTAACGGAAACATGGGCACTGTACGTGTGCATTTTTATGTTGACGATGTGGGGACATGGCAGAATCTGCCCATTGACTACACGTCCTGGCACGCAGGGCAAAAGGGAAAGGCAGACGCATACGGCAGTGCTGCCGGAAATATGCAAACTATATCCATTGAATGTATTATGAACGGCAGCGGCGATGAAAAAGACTGCAAGGCACGTGACAATGCTGCACGTTTGACAGCATATCTGCTGGATACATACGGCGGAGATCTGTACACCCACAACTACTGGTGCAATGTCCGCAACGAAAAAAAGGCAGCATTGAAGCCTTAAACAAGTTGGACGATGGATATAAAAACTGCACCGTGTATATCCGCCCCAAGTGGGACAGCTTCACGGAACTGGTTAAGTCATACCGCAAGAACAACACAAAACTGTTCTATGTGCAAGTCGGGGCTTTTAGTTCCAGGGAAAATGCTGAGGCATATTTGGCAAAAGTCAAAAAATATTATCCAGGCGCATTTATTAAGGTGATGTAAAAATTTTCTCCCGCTCTCGTTTGAGGGCGGGAGATTTCTTGTTTAGGGAAAAGTAAAAGCGCCGAGAAGTTATTCCCGACGCTTTGTTCATACGGAGAGCAGAGATGATAGAATGACTATTCCGTATTGGCTTATTACAACATTTTTTATGTTGTAGAATTTGAATGGCAGGGGCAGAAGGAATCGAACCCTCGGCACGTGGTTTTGGAGGTGGAGTGTTAAATTCGTTTTTGCGCCTATATTGCGTACTTTTTTGCCACATAAATTACTTTTGACGACATTTTGACGACAAATTATAAATCCATATTTAAATATCCTTAATACCGTTCCATAACATATCCCGCCCAGAATAATTCCAATAACGAATATCCTGTTCGATAAATAACCATTTTAATGTTTTGATGATTAACTCAGAAGAATATCCGCTTACAAAATCAATCATAATTTCTTCCTGACATATATCTTTGCAATTATAGACATCTTCTAAAACCGAAATCAACTTCATATACTTGGACTCATCCTCTGTTTTTTTGCTTTTTAAATCATCAATTATGTCCTTATGCTTTGGATAATTTCTTTTTCTTCCCGTGGAGCTGAAATCGTAATTTTCCACACAGATAACAAAATCAAAACCGTTATGGAGATAAGCAGGTCTGCGAAGAAATACTCTGTTTCCGTCACTTAGCGTTTCAACATAGTATGTATAGCGGCTTGCTAAATCGTCTTTTCCTTTTCCGGGTTTCTCTTTTGATAATTCTTTTACAACAGTCATTCTAACCTTATTTCTGTCGCCATAAATGTGTTAAGCTTATAGTCAAGTGCAAATTCAGCTATTCTACCCCTATTCTCATAAACCCAAAAAGTGTATTGGCAATTCCTTAAAAAAATAATGACAGCCTATTTCTTCTATGAATTCAAGTACATCTTTATACTTTGGTTGATAAAACCAATCATTAAGAACATAGATGTACTCTATCTCATATCCTAATTGTGAGACCAGCTTGTTATATTGTTTCTTTTTGTATAAACAAGTTTGAAGCTTTTCGTCGACAGAACCACGACAGCTTTGAAATTTCTTTTTCGATTATGTAAACAGTGCTATTGTTTATATTTATAAATGCATCATCTGGCCTTAACTCATCCGAGTTCACTGTTAAATCAGCACCGTGTTTTTCCAGAAAATGCAAAAACTTCTTTTTAGATTTGCTGTAACCTAAAACATTTCCTTCTGAATCGCAAACCTTTCCATGAGACTTAATTGAATATCCATTATTTATTAAAGCAGCATTTAATGACGTAGTTTGTTCAAAGTCATGACCACCACTTCAAGTGGTGGTTTGAGATTAGCCCTATAAGGGCTTTATTACAAGCACGCCCTAAAGGGCG